CAAGGCGTGGGTACTTATCATTTTTACGTTGATGATTACCGTTTTGAGGCTATTTGGGACAATCCCTCATCTATCATAGAATCAGGGTGTAAGAATATCGTTGAGCCTAATTGTAGTTTATACGAAACCACACCTATCAGTTATGGGATATTCCAAATCTACAAAAAGCGTTGGATTGCTCGTTTCTTACAGGATTACAATATAAACATATTCGTTGATTTGAACGTAACAGAGAAATTTGCCTCTTATAACAGAATGGGTATTCCTGAAGGTTACAACGCTTTTTTTACTCGTGGTTACGAATCACGCCTTAATAACTTAGAAAAGGAACTTGTCATCGCTCAGGAAATATCAGGACTTGACAATCCTAACCTTGTTGTATATGGAGGGGGTAAAAAAGCTAAAGAGTTTTGTTACAAGAAGAACCTTACTTGTATCAGTGAAACCACCTTAGATATATGATCCTATGGGCAAATCATCAGGCGGAATTAGGAATGCTAACAAGCCTAAATCAAAAATAATAAGATTGAAAAATTGCAATAAAAAAACTCTAATAAGAGAATTTAATCACCTCATTAGAGCTTTAGTGGTAGCGGCAGGAGCGCCCTCCCCCCGCGGCTTGTAAAGGATAGCCTATTACGGCGCAAAGATACAAAATATTTTTCTAACCACAAATATATTTTTAAATAAAATGGGAAAATCATCAGGAGGCATAAGAAATGATAGCCGTAACGACATCATAATGCAAAAAGGAGGAGGTACGCCCTCCAGTGTTAAGAATATAGGTAGTATCAAAGATATTACCGACAAAAAAGCGAATCGTGAGGTAAAGCGTGCTATATCAAAGTATCACTCACGAATAGGGCTTAATACTCGTGAAGTCAAACTGGCAGACTTAAAAAATGCCTACGGGATTGCTGTTATATCCAATAATTCAGGTACAGTATACCTCAATCGTAAATCATTCAACAACAGCAAAGCCATGGTAAAATCCAAGAAAGAAGAATATAGAAGAGGAGAAAAGGCTCATACCAATAAAGCTATTCAACACACAACTATACATGAATTAGCACACACCACTTGGACAAATAGACATACAGGAGACAAACACAAGAAAGCGGGTAAGGAGATAAAAGCTCTCTATAAACAATACACCAAAACAAAATCTAATGTATTAGGAGGGTATGCACGCCAAAATGTCAATGAGTTTTATGCTGAAGGAATGAGTAAAGCTATATTAGGTAAAAAAGACCCATACTCTAAAAAGCTATTGGAAATCACCAAAAAGTATAAGTTATAATACACTCGCTACATATGTAACCCTTTAAAATAGAACAAACAATGATTTTAAAAAAAGACATCTTAAACAGAGCCTATCAAAGACATACCCAGATGGGAGGAAAAGCAAAATCTGTAGAAGCATTTGCAAAATTAGTAGTAGCTGGACTTAACATTATTCAGGAAGAGGAGGAAGAAAACGAACAAGGGATGTTCATCTCTCACGTCTATTCTGAAAAGGAACAAGAGCAACTATCAGCAGGTATTGACTATAAAAACGAATTAGAAGAAGAAACAGACGAATAATGACAAACACTCCGAAAAATAGACAAACATGGATACTTGACTCTCTGAAAAGCGAGCCGAGTTTGTCATATTCGGAAGTGTGGGGTAAATATGAGGTAAAGTGGGGTAAGGGTAAAACTACCTTTGATAAAGATTGGAAACAAGCTCAAAGACAGCACCAAGAATATCAAAAACAAGCTCAACAGGTCAAGTTAAAGCAATCCCTCGCTACTGAAAAAGAAGCAGTAAAAAGGGGGCTTAAAACCAAAATAGACCGTATCACTATTTTGCAAAATCAGATAGATAATCTTTTAGAGCGATTGGAAAAAGGTACTCACCCACAAGAGATACGCTCTCATGAAGGACAAATACAAAGATACGAACGAACCCTCACGCCCTCAGAGATAACAGCTTATAACCGTACCATTCGTGAGTTGCAATCCGAAATATCCAAAATGGAAGGGGATTATATCAATGTAAATCAAGTAGAATTATCAGGCAGCATCGACATTTCCCAATGGCTCAAGAACAACAACAAGAACAATGATTAAGACTCAACCTGTATATGATCCTTTGTACTTGAATAAGGATAAGTTTATCATTATAATCACTGGAGGGCGAGGCTCTGGTAAATCGTACAACGCCTCAACCTTCCTTGAACGCTTATCTTTTGAAGCAGGTCATAAAATCCTTTTTAGCCGTTACACTATGGTATCAGCTCATAACTCTATTATTCCTGAGTTTGAAGAAAAGATACAAGCAGAGGGGACACAAGCCTATTTCAGTGTAACGAAAACGGCTATCAAAAACACCTTTTCAGGTTCTGAGATTCTATTCAAAGGGATTAAGACATCATCAGGGAACCAAACCGCTAACCTCAAATCATTACATGGTATTACTACTTTCGTAGGTGATGAGATGGAGGAATGGATAGACGAGGAATCTTACAAAAAGCTCTTGTACTCTATTCGTCAAAAAGACATGCAATTGAGGGTTATCCTCATTATGAACCCGTCTAATGCTGAGCATTTCATTTATAAGAAGTACATTGAAAAAACGCATAAAATAGTAAATATTGACGGAGTAGAAGTGCAAATATCCACTCATCCTGATGTGTTGCATATTCATACTACCTACTTAGATAATATCGAATACCTAAACGATATTTTCTTAGAACAAATCAAGCGCCTTAAAGAGGATAGCATCGCACAAGCAACTGATGAGCACGGCAATTTATCTCAAGCCTTGTTTAACAAAAGTGAATACGCACAAAAGATTATAGGGCGCTGGGCTGATGTATCAGAGGGGGTAATATTCACAGATTGGGAGATTGGAGAATTTGATACTTCACTGCCTTATGGATACGGACAAGATTACGGATTTAGCATTGACCCAGATACACTCATCAAAGTAGCCGTGGATAATCGTAGCAAAATCATTTACATTGATGAAAAGTACTATAATAACAAGCAATTATCCTCTGATGGGCTATATCAACTAAATAGCACTTTGATAGATCGCCCTGACGACCTTATTGTAGCTGATAGTGCCGAACCTCGTCTGATTGCAGACCTAAGAGACAAAGGACTAAATATAGAACCTTGCGAAAAAGGAGCAGGCAGCGTATCAGCAGGTATAACCACTATGCTCAATTATAAGTTAGTGGTAACGCCTGAGAGCTTCAATGTGATGAAGGAGCTAAAGAATTACGCTTGGAATGATAAAAAAGCAGGTATCCCCATAGACAACCACAACCACGCTATAGATGCTATTCGTTACATTACAATGAAGCTGCTAAGTGGAACAAATAACAACCTATACCAACTCGCCTCAATGATTTAGCGGAGAGTCTCCGTGGCAACTCAAAATTAAAAACTCAAAATTCAGAAACGATGACCCAAGAAGAATTTAAACAAGATGTATCTATCATTGACACCACTACCTATCAAAGGCAGTATGATGTCAAAAATCACGAGATATTCACTAACAAACATAAATTCCCAGACCCTGAAATAGTAATACCTCTTACAGACGAGGTAGGTAATCACTTATTAGATAGTCAGAATAAACCACGTTTTGAAAAGCGTACTCGTTCACTCAATCGTATAGGCTTACCCTATCAAAAGCGTATCGTTGAAATTGCTACCATGTTTCAAACAGCTATCCCTTACAAATACACCGCAGAGGATAGTCCGCTCTTTGCTGCCTTTCAAGAGGTTATCAAAGCCAACAAAATGAGTTTCTCTGATAGTGCTATTTGTACAGAGGTCAAGCGCTACACCCTTGTAGCTGAGCTTTGGTATCTGGAGGAGCAGCCTAACGAACAATATGGTGTACCTACTCAATACCTATTGCGACACAAGTTACTATCTCCGCTCAAGTACAAGCTATATCCACGCTTTGACGACAATGACAACCTTATCTCTTTTGCTATTGAAAGCACTACCAAGGATAATAAAAAGACCATATTCCAAGGCTTTACCGCTGATGAGATATACACTTTTACCACAGAGAACGGCACCACTACCACAGAGGTAAAACCTAATATAATTGGTAAAATACCAGTAGTACTCTATCGTCAAGAAGAAACAGAATGGAATGCTGTACAGCACCTCATAGAGATAGCTGAGGTACAGCGTACCTATTTTTCTGAAAGTAACAAGAAGTTCGGAGAACCTATCCTAATGATCGCAGGAAAGGTAGAAGGTAAAATGGCTGTCAATAATACAGGGGGCAAGGTCTATGAGGTCAAAGACGGAGGTAATGTTCAATTCGTAGTACCACCTAATGCTAATGAAAATTTTGACCGTGAGATGAGTATGAACAGGCGTGATATACACGAGTTCACCCATACCCCCGACCTTTCCGATGAGTTCTATGCAAGCAAAGGGAATATGCTCTCAGGCGTAGGGCGCAAACTCGCATGGCTACCTGCTCACCTCAAGGTAAAAGATAATGAAGCTATATTTATCCCTGCTCTACAAAGGCGTATCAATATCATTTTGGCTTTCCTCTCTAAGATGTATATCCCCTTTGAGAAAGAACTCAAAACCATAAACATCACCCCTATCATCACCCCATTTGATATTGACGATGATACCGAGATGATACGTACCCTTATGGAAGCCAACGGAGGAAAACCTTTATTATCACAACGAGAAGCTATGCAACGCTTTGGTATTACAGACCCTGAAGCCCAATTAAAGCAAATCAAAGACGAGGAAAATAGCAGCCTCAATGAAGCAAGTATCTAATGAATTACGATAACGAACATAGAAAGCACCTACTCGCTTACCTACAACAGATAGAACGCTTATTCTATCAGTGGGTAGGTTTTTCTGTGTCATTGGCTCTTAAAACTGACTTCAAAGAGTTTGTTACAAAATCTTTATTTGCCTTTGCCGCTACCAAAAAAGGAAAAGCCTTTGAAAAGGAATTAGCTAATTTCAGCAACCAATTAGACCAAATCATAAAGCAAGGTATCACCAAAGAATGGGCATTTGCCAACCTCAAACAAGACCACCTACTAAGAGAAGGACTAACCAAGTATCAGAACTTAGAAGCCCTTGATACTTTTAAGAAACGTAAGATTAAGGATTTCACGGTCTCTGATAGAGTATGGGACATTGCTAAGAAAGCACAAACCGAAATAGAGCTTGCTTTATCTGTTTCCTTAGAGGAGGGCAAAAGCGCTGTCCAACTAAGCCGTGAAGTACGCAACCTATTGAACAACCCCACTGCATTATTTCGCAGAGTAAGGGACAAATACGGCAACCTCGTACTAAGCAAAAACGCCCAAAACTATCACCCTGGGCAAGGAGTGTACCGAAGTGCCTATAAAAACGCTTTGCGCCTTGCAAGTAACGAGATTAATGTAGCCTATAAGTCCGCTGATTGGTTACGGATACAGCAAAACCCTGATGTAGTAGGATTTGAAGTACGTCTATCCCCACAGCACAAAGTATATGATGTATGTGATGAACTGAAAGGCAAATATCCTAAATCCTTTCACTTTCACGGCTGGCACGTAGGCTGTAAGTGTCATATTGTTACTATTCTTAAGACTGACGAAGAACTTATCAAAGAACTCAAAGCCGATGAAACACTACCTCCTGAAAGCTCAACTAATTACATAGATGATGTACCAAGTAATTATAAGCAGTGGGTAACTGATAACAAAGATAGGTTCAAGAATTGGAAAACAAAGCCTTATTTTATTGAGGCTAATAAAGAAATAACCATAAGTAATGAGGTGTCTCAATTAATGAAAAAAGCCATCAATTCAGAACCCGAAATAACAGCACTACTTAGCAAACTCACTAAAGAATTAGGAGGGTATTCAACACCTATTAACTATAAAAGCCGAGAGTCTATTTTGCGCAAAGTTACCGATGAACTCAATGGAAATGTAGCAGGCGTTAAAGATAGTATAAGGGCTACAATCATTATACCTGAAGAAAAAATGAAAAATGTTTTGCTGTATTTAGAAAAAAGTAGTATATTTGCACGTGTTAGAAATCAAACCCCTGAACAATTCTTAGGGTATAGTGGTATTCTTACTAATATTCGCACTCAGCAAAATATCTTCGCTGAAATTCAATTTAATACCGAAAAAATGATTTACGCTAAAGAAACACCTCCTAATGCAATTCGCATTTTGGGGCAAAAAAGATATGATGATATAAGAAAAGAAACAGGGCTTGAAGGTGGTTTAGGACACAAATACTATGAAGAAATAAGAGTGCTTAAAGCAAAAGCAAATAATACTCCTGATGTATTAGAGCGCATAACTGAGTTGGAAAAACAATCGTTTAACTATTACAGCAAATTCAGATGAGTAACCATACACAAATATTAGAGAATTTTCAAAACCATACCGATACCTACATCTATGATGATTGGCAAGAAGTCGTTATCAAATTCACTCGTGAAGGTGAAGAAATAATCTGTTACGCTAAACAAAAAGGAGAATCACCATATATTATAGACTGGGAAACTAACCTTGCAATGAATGCTCGTATTAGTGGAAAAACAGTAGATAAAACCTTTTATAAAAACTTTTAAACCTATGTTAGAAAAAGCCATACAAATAGCCATTGAGGCACACCAAGGACAAACCGACAAAGCAGGAGCACCCTACATTTTACACCTTATCCGTGTAATGAATGCAGGACAAACCGATAATGAAAAGATTTGCGGTATATTGCACGACTTAGTAGAGGATACTAAATGGACTTTTGAAGACCTCAAGAGAGAAGGCTTTTCAGAAGAAATTATTAATGCCTTAGAATGTGTAACAAAACAACCTAATGAGCCATACTCACAATTTATAGAACGTATAAAGAAAAACCCATTAGCCGTTAAGGTCAAAATCAACGATTTAAAAGACAATATGGATGTTACACGATTAACATTTATCACTGAAAAAGACACACAACGGCTAAATAAGTACATCAATGCATATCATTGTCTTTTAAAGAATTAAACAAGAAACCAATGAAAATAAACAACATCAACATACA